TACCGCGTCAAGGCAATGCCCGGACGCATCCGCCACTTGCTCCAGCTCGACATCAACAAGTTTAACAACAAATCATAACCATGGGCACTAAATCCATCCGTCACATCGTCGAGGCCACCGTCGCGACTTACCTCTCGACCCAGACCGGGTTGACCACCGTCACGTTCCTCACGGGCGACAACGCGGCCACCCAGACCCTGCCCAAGGCCGTGGTCGTCTGCGAGTCTGCCCAGGCACCGTCCGACCTGCCCGAAGGCGAAGGCAACTTCTCCTGCTCGGTCCGCATCACCCTGTTCTCGAACGCTGATGACACTACCCTCGCCGATCACCGCCTCCGCTGCGCCGCCCTGTCCGGCAATATGCGCGACCTGACCTCCATCAAGGCGGCCTTCACGGCCACTGGCGACGCGTCCTGCTACGACGTTACCATGCAGTCCGAAGACGAGGGTATCGACGAGCGCTCCTGGGCGACCTCGTTCACGTTCGACCTACTGGCCGTCTTCCCCGCGTAAGGTTACCAAACCAAGCATATTCAAATGGCCGCTATCTCTAACGGAGTCACTTGTCTCTACGGTGTCGCAGGTACCGTCACCAACCTCTTCGTCCAGAGCTACTCGCTCGCATCCTCGTTCAACGCCGAGGCCACGGTGGTCGACGAAGCTGGCCTGACCAAGACCCACCGGCTCGACGACCGCATGAGTTCCATCACCATCGATGGCGTGTGCAAGACCTCCACGATGCCGGTCCTCGGCGTGGCTCTTAGCTTTACGCTCAATGCCGCCACCGCTTACCCGGCTGGTTCGGCCTCTGTTTCCTTTGTCGGCACGGTCACCAAGATTGACGAGAAGGGCTCCAACAAGGGCTTCACTGCGGTCACTGTGACGGCTATCGACTACGAAGGCATCACGCCTGCCTAATTGACTTAGCCCCAAGTGGGCTACACTAGGCGGCATGGACAAGCGCTTCCTCGCGGCCTTTATCGACCCCGCTCCCTTTCGGCTGCTGGGTCGTTCCCTTTACCCATGGTGCCTGAAGTACAGGGTGCGTCTCATGGCCTTCGACTCCCCGCTGGTGACAGGCTCCCGAGACCTGACCCCTGCCGACCTTATCTTTGCTTGTCAGGTGTGCGCTGAAGAACCCCTAGGCGACATGGGCTGGCGCGATCAGCTGCGGATGCTATCCCTGTCTCGCAACCCTGACAAGTTCGAGGCCATGCTCGAAGCCTTCGCCGGCTACATCCTAGTCAACGACTGGCCAAAGTTCTGGGAGCAAACGAAGAAGAGCAGCGCAGGAAGCAAGGGCGTACCGTGGCCGCTGTCCATTGTGGCCAATTTAACTGCGTCAGGTATCGACTACAAGCAAGCGTGGGAGATGCCGGAGTGCCAAGCCATCTGGCTTAACTCCGCCCTGGCTATCTCCAAGGGTGCGGACGTGGCGATCATGTCGCCCGAGGAGGAAGCCTTCATGGCCGAGGAGGAAGCCAAGGAGGCTGCTTCCAATCCTGCAAAGGAAAGCACTACCTGACATGGCCCAAGACCTCACAGTCAATATCAAGACCACCTCGGATGTCCCGCAGGCGATGGACAAGGCCACGGCCGCCACCGTCGGCTTCGGCAAGCAGGTAGAAGACATTGGCAAGAAGTTTAGCATGGCGTTCAAGGACATTGCCTTCGCCTTCGTCGCCCCTCTGGTCCTGCTTAACTCGGCCATCTCAGCGATATCTAATGCCATTTCTAAAGCCAAACAAGACACCAAGGACGTCTTAGACTTTGCCGCAAAGGGTACTTCGGTCTTCGCTGACAAGGGTGCGACCGAAATGGCCCGAGCCGCCAACAGAATCACAGGCACTTCAAAAGAAAAGAAGTTGTCAAAAAGCCAACGCGAGGAGGCCGCGCAGGCGTTCCTTGATGCCGGAGATGAGCAGGGAGTCTTTGGCGACAGCGAGGGCAACCTTGCGCTGAAACAGTACCTAGACGAAGGCGCCGGAAAAGGACCGCTAGAGATGGCACGACGCCGCCTAAAGCACACCGCAATGTTTACTGGCGTTAGCAAAATTGCCACAGACCCTGAGATGCAAGACGTGCTGTCCCGAAGGGCCGCACTTTCTAACAAGCGGGCTGAACTGTTAAATGATAACCCAAACGATCCGTCCGTCGCCGCCGCCGCCGCCAAAGCAGCTGATGAAGTGGCCAAATCAAACGCCATTAACTTTAAAGGCCCGGAGGGTTTCTCAAACGTCATCGGGGTCGGCAACAACCCGGTCATGGAGGCCATGAACGCCCAGCTCGAAGAAGCCAGAAAACAGACCGCTTTACTCGAGAAGATTGCTGGACCTGAATCTGTAAACATCGACTTTACCAAATTCGTAGGCAAACCAGATTACTCCGTACCCGCTTATCCCAAGTTTAAATAACCATGGCACGCATCTCTCAAGGCGACGTCCTTACCGTCCCGCTTCAACAGCCAGGAGGCAAGTTCTCCGATGACGGCTACGGCCTGATCACTGCCACGGTGGTCTGGAAGTCCGACCAGTCCGCGTCCCTCGGTTCAGTGGTCAACCGCGGTTCCACCTGCCCTCTCGCAGGCGCCTCCTTCTGCGACGCGCACAAGTACACGATTGCTTACGACTCGCTTGGACTTGCCCTAATCACCGTGGACTACGTCGGCATCGACCCTGCCATCAATAGCGGCACCCGCACCAACCCTCAAGTCGGCGTGTCCCAGGGACTGACCTCCGAGCACATCAGCACGCACAGCAACTTCTTTACGGCCACCACTGGCATCGCTGGACCCACTCCTTTCACGGCGTCTACCATTTCTACAACAGAGTTCAAAGGCCTGAACGGTGCCCACTTCGCAAGCGCCAACGGTGGCAAGTTCACGGGCTTCAAAGACCCAGCTGCACCTTTGTATTACGGCAAAACCAACTACCTTGCCCCTCAGACTTCATTCTCTGGCATTTTCTACACTAACACCGAAGTAACACCAAAGTCTTTAGTTGACCGTGTCGGCAAAACCAGCGGCAACGGTTCTTTTAACTCCATCGGCCTTCTTCCGACCTACATGGGCACGGCCTTCGTCACGAGCAGCGGCTCCCGCAACCAGTTGCTACTTGCCCAGGTCAACGTCGAGGACTTCGGCCTGCTCTACAAGGTAAACTATGAGATCCGCTACAACCGTGACGGCTATGTCGAAGCCGTTTATCCTAACGCCTAATCATGCAACCCGGCGTCGGCTATCGTTACATCTCATCGTCTCAGGGCGTCACCCTGGACATTGGTGATCCGTGGCCCGATAACGACGAGTCAATTTGCCCCCTGCAAATCTACGGCCTCCGCTACGACGCCACCGCGGCCAAGATTTACATCAACGTCAGCCCTGGAGCGATTAACAACTTCGGGGTCAAGGCCAGCAACGGCGGCTCCCTGTTAAGCGTCACCCCGCCCCCGAACATCCAAGTTTTCGTCGCGGCGCTGACGACCACCCTCGTCACCAACTACGTCTACATCGTCACGGAGAACTCCGGCTCGCCTGACTTTAAATACCCGGACTCGACTAAGCCTCCCTATATCTCCATCGAGACCACCGAGCAGGTCGACTCGGATACTAAGTCGTATTTCTTGATTGGCATCGTCGAAGGCAAGATAGTCTCAGGGGTCAGGACGCTTAACGCCTACAACTACAAGGGTTGCGGGTCGCTTTGGAGCGAGCGCTTCAAGTGCGGCGGTTCTACTGTGAGTTACTGGTGGAGCGCTGTCTGATATGGCACTCACTCCACGAGCCGCTGCGGTCTACATCCAGCTAAGTGAGACGAACACCACTCCGACAACTCCAAGGCCTACCGGAACGGTCTTAGAAAGTTATGTAGAAGTCCCTTATGATCCATCTCAGCCAGAGACTTGGCCTAGACCCCCTACCCAGCCAAGTTTCTGGGGCTCCCAACAGTGGTATAAAGACTACCCAGGGGATTGCGTGGCTAAGGTACACCTAGGCCTGGTTAGCGCTGGAATTGATTGGCCGACTAGATATGAAATTTCTGTCGGTGTATTTGGCAACAAACTCTACCTAGAGAAATACAACAACAACCTTGAAATAGACGCTACCTATCCGACAAATATAGTCGGCTCCTACGACCCAACCCCTGCCCCAGGGCCGGCTGACCCTGCGCCTAATCCCAACGGAACTGTTGGCACAATTGACTCAACAGGAAACAGCGGTAACGGCCCGGGCATTTCTTACTTACCGCGCTGGTATCTGGACACGCAATATGATGTAGGCAATGATCAGTTCGGAGTCGGCCAGGTTTGCCCAGAGTTCGACACCGAGTATTATATTCTTCCTGAAGGAATAATCCCCGGAGGGATTTACGGTCAACAAGTAGGAGCGTGGTCGGTCGACCTGACCGTCGATAACTACCAGAGCGAGGTCTTTAACGAGCAGACACTTCTCTACGAATACTACGACTTTACCCAACTGACATTTGACTATAAGCAGACGACTACTGTTAAACTGTTTCTCGACGCCGAAGTCTGCTGCTGGAACAAGGGCACCGTAATCAACGGCACGATTTCATTCCAGTCCATGACGGTGGAGACTACTGCGCTGGGCAGGAATCTTGCCGGAAGCATCGACCCGAGTTACAACTATAACTTCGCCGGCATGATTGCTAAGACCGGCTCTTCGGCTTCTCCCTCTGGCACCCAGTCCTTTTCGGTGACCGTCGAGAGCAGTTATGTGCCGATTGAGGTTGAGGTGCCTACGCTGGCCGGGTCCTTCACTTTCGTGAATGACTTCCGTATTGATCAAATCATACCCCCCGCCTGACGCACCCCCCACCCCCCTTCCAATCGGGGCAAGTTTAAGACCCGATGAGCTGCACCAATCAAGTAAGCCTGTCGCAGGGCAACACTTTCGCCTGCACTTTCACGTGGACGCCCGGGGCGACTGGTCCTGCCAACCTCCTTGCCACGACCATCACCTCGACCCTCGAGGACCGCGACTTCAATGAGTACGGTATGACGGTCACGGTTGCCGGCGACGGCCTGTCCTTCACGGTGGCCTACACTGGCTCGACTGCCTCTTGGGCGCTGGGCCTAGCCCGCTGGGACATCAAGTTCGTCTTCCCTGGCTCGACGGTGAGCCGCACCGAAATCTTCCGCGTCAACGTCATCGACTCCGTCACGGTCTAAGACCATGCCCGACGCGATCATCACTTCGACGGCCTCGACCTTCGGGACCATCTCTGGCACGTTTGCGGCTGACCAGTCCACCATCACCGGCACGGTCACTGGCACGATTACTGGTACGCTCTCAGGTAGCGTCGGCGTCCCCGGCCCGGCTGGCCCCGCTGGTGCAGCTGGTCAAGGCGTGGCGGCTGGCGGTAGTACCGGGCAGGTGCTTCAGAAACTTTCCTCGACCTCCTACGACACTGGCTGGCTGACCCTTCCCGCTGATTACATCAACAGCGTCTCTGCCCCGCTGGCCGTTGCCTCTGGCGTCCTATCAGTAGACCTATCGTCCTACCTCCCTCTGGCTGGAGGCTACATGACGGGCGCCATTTTTAATACCGATGCAATTGGTGGCCTCTATTTAAACAATTTCTCGTTGGGTGCTAATTGGTATACAAACGTAACTTGGAGCGGAATCCAACTGTCTGGTGGCTCAGGCTCAAGTGCAAAGACTATGACGATCCAAGGGGACGGCATCACGTTTTGGCATGGTGGAATATCCAAGCAGACGGTGGCTTACCCTGGAGCTGAAATCTTGTTCGACAACGCAGCGCTGACCGGCAACCCAAGCGCTCCCACGCCTGCCACCTCGGACAACAGTACCCGCATCGCCACGACGGCCTTCGTCAAGGCGCAGGGCTACCTGACCTCTGCCCCCGTCACCTCGGTCGCAGGAAAGACCGGCGTGGTGACGCTCGACAATACCGACATTTCTGGCCTCGGCACTCTGGCCGTAGTCAATGACGCCCCCTCGGACGGATCGCAGTACGCCCGGAAGAACGCGGCTTGGGATGTGGTCATCCCCGGCGACCGATACCTGACGACCTCGACGACGAGCAACACTGTCAGCAACGGCAACAAGACCTTCACGATCGGCACGGGCCTCTCGTACACGCCGACCCAGAACATCACGATTTCTTACAACGCGTCGAACCATATGCACGGAGAGGTACTGACGTACAACTCTGGCACTGGCGTCCTGACCGTGGACGTTAATCACCACACCGGGTCGGGTACATACGCCTCTTGGGTGGTCAATGTGGGCGGCGTCACCCCTGCGACCTCGGTGGACTTCTCGGACATCACTGGGGCGGTCTCTGGGAATACGAACCTACAGGCGGCGCTGGACCTTAAGGCCAACGCGGCTGACTATCTCTCTAAGGCTGGCAATCTCTCTGGCTTGGCTAACACGGCTACGGCGCGTACCAACCTATTGCTTGGTGCTACAAACACGGTGGCCTTCCGGGCGGTTAACCTGTCAGAAGGAGCGCCTGATATTGGCGACACGCTTTCGACTTTAAATGTAGTTACCTCAAGCGGTAATTATGGAGTTGGCGGAAGCACCGCCTCTTACGTAGACGATGGCAGCGGTTCGCCTATTGTCAGCGAGTCTGCTTCATTCGGTCTAGATAAGAATAATTTTAGTCTGGCCCTCTATCCGACTTACGACACCAGCAATCCGTCAAGTCCTACGTCTGGCCTCGAGTTAAACTATGTCACCGCAACGGGTGTCCTAAGCCTGCGGGCTTATGATAACCCTGGCTCCACCGATTACGTAACCACACTTTCTCCGTTTGGGTTAATTCTTCCAGCTTCTGGCGGATCTATCACCTTTGGGGACGCTACCGTTCAGACCACGGCGGCTTTTAATCCCGACCTGTCGCCCTACGCTCCCCTCGCCAGTCCGACCTTCAGCGGCTCGCCATCTCTACCGACTGGTTCAATCGGCGTAACGCAAAGCCCGGGCAACAACACCACGGCGCTTGCCACCACGGCGTTCGTCACGGCGGCGGTCCCGGCGTTTGGCGCTACAGCGGATGTCAATTCACCCTCCAGCACGACCAAGGCTGCCAGCATCGCCAACGTCCGTGAAATGATGCTCAGCCCTGGCTACCAGCTTCTATATCTGGCTGTCGGCCAAAGCGGGACGGCATTAAGCGGTTACTATAACAGCAACGGAGGAAGGTTCAAAGATTATGCATCTTCGACAGTCTCTGGCAGTTATGGTCAATGGACATTTGACACTGCTGGCTCAAGCATCGGCTACGCAGGCTACACTCGCGGCGCCAATCTAAATGTCCACGACTGGAGTAAGAAAATCTGGATTGTTGGAAGATGCCTATACGGAGTTTGGTCTAGCTCTGCTGGCATTGGAGATGCAAACACCTTTGCTCGCATCAATCTCGGTGGAAAGAATGGCCTTAGCTCTGGCGATCTTATTGCAAGTTTTAAAGGGGTTGGCTGGAAGTTCGCAGGCGGAGGCACTAGCCCCCTAGTTCTTACGGTAGCCAATGCTAGCGGAACTTTAGTAAATGTTACTAGCTCCTTTACTCCAGTTGCTAAACAAGCCTTCGACTGGGCTATTTATTCGGACGGAACCGGTAACGTCACCCTTTACGTCAATGACGCACAGGTTGCCACAACCGCGCTTGGGCCTACCGGGACTACTAACAACGGCCTTTACATCGAAGGCTGTGATGCAACGGCGACTGCGACCAGTTACATTTCTATTTCTACTTTCGGTACCAAGATTTACCACTCAACATGATTACATACCGAATCAGTTTTCTGATTGGGAAGATGGACACCACACAATGCCCGCCGGCATTTCTTTCAGTGTTGTTCCCTAACGCAATCGCATCGAGCGTACTGCTCACCGAGCACGACTGCACCGTCACCTTCGCCTCCCCGCAGACCCCCGCAGACCTCGGCCCCCTCGTCAAAGTCGAACTCATCTCCAACGACCCCCAATGATTACCCACCTCCTCGCCCTCCTGATCGGCTTCGTCGCCGGTGCTCTGGTATTCCGCAAGCACGCTGGCAAAGCCTCCGAGCTTGAAGCCAAAGGCCGCCAAGCCCTCGACGCCCTCAAGGGCAAGTAAGCCGTGCGCTCGCTCCTGGTCATCGCTCTCTGCCTGACCGGGTGTAGCACGTCCTCGACTGACCCGCTGCCGAAACAGCCGGACGCCCCGACCTCTCAGGCCGTCGTCACGACCCTCGGCAAAGACCTCGACAAGACGGATCACCGCGTAGGCGCCGCCCTTGTCGCTATCGAGCGTAACGCTACCTCCCCCAAGGTCGTCGTCGCTGAGTCCCGCCTAGCCCAGTCCTATCTTCCACTCCCCCCGCCTTCGGATATTGAGTTTGCGGTGGCCCGTGCAGCCAAGGGTAGCGAGGTCGACTACGCCAAGCAGATGGCTTTCGGTCGTCAGTTGGCAGCCGCTGTGACGGTGGCGTGGGACCGCCTTGAGAAAGACCAAGCCGAGGCCAAGCGAGTTTCCGGACTGAAGGATGCCCGCATCGTCGAACTGACCGCCGAGGTCGAGCGCGTGAAGCGTGAAGCCTCCGACAACATCTGGACGCTCGCAGGCGTAGGCATAGCCGCCATCGGTGCCATCGCCACGGCCTTTGCCGGCCCCAAGGTAGGCATCCCCCTGCTCCTCTCCGGCGCCGCCATCGGTGCCTTCCCCTTCGTCGTCGACTCTGAGTACTTCTCCTACATCGCCGGCGGGACTCTAGCCTTGGCCGCTGGCCTTGGCATCTATTGGCTTTGGGACCGAGTACGCGACAGCGCCAACGCCCCCTATGAGCCGCCGCAAAAGTAAAGTGAAGGTCGTCTGGCGTAAACTCGGCAAGGAGAAGGCATGGGGTCAGGCCACGATCGGCGAGAACCTCATCGAGATAGACCCGCGTCTCGGCGCTAAGCGTCAGCTCGAAGTGCTCTGCCATGAGCAGGGACACCTAACCTTCCCGGACAAACCCGAGGCCGAGATTGACCGACTAGGCAAAGACCTCGCCGCTCTCCTCTGGGCTCAGAACTACCGCAAGGTGGTCCTCGCCCCTAACGCCAAGCCCCCGCGCATCACATGACCATTTCAGTCGAGACGTTCACGACCGTCGTCGTCCCAGGGATTGCCTCCGTGGCCTACGCCTCCGCTGGCATCGCCTGCTTCTTCGCCCATCGCCCTGCCTTGGCCGTCATGTGGCTTTGCTACGCCATCGCCAACATCTGCCTCCTCTCGACCGTCCTCCGTAAATGAGCCCGCCCCCTCCCATCGACCCCGAGTCCTTCCCGAAGGAACTGAAGGACGGCGTCATCGCGTCCATCCTCGGCGGCCTTGCCATGACGGCTCGCTTGCTCCTCTCGCAGGAGCCGGTCTCCGTGGGCTGGGTCATCCGCCGTGTCCTCGCCGCCGCTATCACCGCGGCCTTGGTCGGTTACGCCATCACGGATCACATCGAAAGCCCGGGCCTCCGTATGGGCGTCGTCGGTGCCGCTGGCTACGCAGCCCCTGAGTGCCTCGATTACCTGATGCGCTACATCAAGAACAAGGGAGACGCCGAGGTCGGCACTGCAAAGAAACCCAATGGCAAAAGCAAAGCCCCTGCCAAAGGAAAGCGGAAGCGCTAACCTGCTCCTCGCGGTTACGCTGCTGACCGTCTTCGCTGGCGTGTCGGCCTTGTCGTCGGCCTACATCTCCGGCTATGTCCTCGACACCCTCCAATCTCGCGACGCCCTGGTTATGATCGTGACGGACGCTGGCATCAAGTCCGACTCGGCCACCGTCGAGCAGGGTCTCTCAGCTGCGACCCTAGCCCTGAAGGCCGTCCGCGACCTTGGGTGGGCCTTGGCCGTAGGGTGCCTAGGGGTAGGGGTGGCGGTCTTCTTACGCTCCCGCCGTCAAAAGGCTTCCTAGGGCAAGCCAGAGGGGTCTAATACCCCTTGACGGACGCACACCTAGGGGCATAGTCAACTCAGTCGGGTAGGGGTACGTTCGTTCATGGCGGGCCCCCACGACCCGAGGGACACGAATTGCCCTGACCCCTTATGGGGTCACAGGGTATTTGCGGAAAGGTGCTTGACCAATGCAATTCAGTCGGGCAAGGTGCTTGTCTTCCACCAATGATTACTAAAACCGACCTGCTCCTGCTCCGTGCCAAGATTGATAGTCTCAACGACGCCCGCGTTGAACTCTCCATTGCCGGCCATCTTACCAACAACCAGGAGATTGACCTGCTCGACACGGTCGACGCCCTTGAGGATCGCTTCATTGCGCTCACTAACTCGCTGAACGCCTAACCTATGAAACTCCTCCTCGCCCTCCTCGCTGGCCTTGCGCTGGCCCTGTACGTCCTCGCATTGGCCGATGGCCCTGACCTGCTGGACATCATCAACCGTTTCTAATTTCCCACCATGCCCAACGCCCAACACCCCTACACCGAGACGCTGACCTTCGCTGGTCGCGTCCTCACCCTCAAGCGCCCAATGGCCGAGTACGCCGCTCGACGCCTTCAGGCCATCCTCCCGCAGATCGCCGCGCTCAACGCCGCCGGCAAGTCTCAGGCCGATGCCGCCGCCGCGCTCGAAACCACCGTCACCACTCTGCGTCACTGGCTCGACATCACCGGCACGACTTGGGTCAACCTCAAGCGCCGTGGCCCTTACTCCCGCTAATGCCTGACCCTCTCGCCCACTCCACCGACATGATCACAACCATCCGACCAAACAAGATGCCCACCTTCTGGTGGCTCGTCCCCTGGGCCTACGCCCGCACCCTGCACATGAGCGCCAACGCCATGAAGGCTTACGCTGACCGCCTCGAGGATATGCTCGACCTCCAGAGTCGCACCATCGCCAAACAGGCTGCCGACATCAAACTGCTACAGGCCCGCGTCCGCGATCAGGACGACGCCATCATCAAGGGCACGGCCATCACCCCCGACGCTTATCCCCATGACTGACTTCCGCCACCTCGACGGTATGCGTAACCTCATCCTCGAAATCTACGAGGTCAACGAGCGCATCATGACCGGGGACATCTGCTCGGCCAAGTCGGCCATCGCGTCGACCAACGTTAAGAAGATACTTAATCACTACCATGAAGCCCTGCACGAGGACGGCGCCGTGAAGGTATCGCTTCAGGCATACGTCGCGGCTGGTGGCTGGGTCGGCATCCAATACTCCTACGAGCTCGACGGCTTCGAGGTCGCCGGATCACAAGTCCCGAGACGCGTATGATCGGCGAACTAGCATTTCGGTATGTGATTCTTAGCGTTCTTGGGGTTATGTGCGCCTTGCTTTGGCTAGTTGTCGACCGCCTTGATTTGATTATTAAATGCCTAAAGCCGTGACCCGCCCCTTCTCCATCGTCGCCCTGTTCCTCCTCGGCTTTAACTCAGCTGCGGCCTCCGACGCCACCTTCCTTGAGGCCATCGCTCAGGTCGAGTCAGGCCAGAACCGCAAGGCCATCGGCAAGGCTGGTGAGCGTGGGATGTATCAGGTAGGCAAGGCCGCGTGGAACGACGCCAACGCCCTGCTCGAGTCGGAGAAGCACTTCCACTATCAGTGGTCGCAGTGGCGCAACGTCACCGCCCAGGACATGATCGCGGCGGCTCACCTCCGCATCCTCCGCCAGCGCTTCAAGGCTGACGGCTACTCGACCCCCACCCCTGAGCAACTGGCCCTGGCTTGGAACCGTGGCTACGAAGGCGCCAAGTCATACGGCTTCGCCCCGAACGACTACGCCTTACGCGTCGGCAATCTTTTCCGCTTGTCCCAGCGTGGGAAGTGACAAGGGTCTTGCCCATGCACTTGCTTGTAGCGATAGACCCCGGTGTGAACGGTGGCATCGTCTGGTCGCTTGACGGTGATCCTGTCGAGTGCGCTAAGATGCCCGGTTCCGATGTCGAGGTCTGCCAACTCCTCGCCGACCTCAGCTGCAAGGCTAAGGACGTTAGCCTCTACCTCGAAGAACCCCCGCTCTTCGCCGGCAAGAACATCCCTGGCTCCGCCATCGGCAAACTCATGTGGAACACGGGCGTCCTCTACGGCGCCGCCGTCGCTATGGGCTGGAAGATTCACCGCATCCGTCCGGCCATCTGGCAGAAGACGCACACCTGCGGCACCAAGGGTGAACTGACCACCACTCAGTGGAAGAACAAACTGAAGGCCCGCGCTGCCGAACTGTTTCCGACCCTCGACGTCACCCTCTGGAACGCCGACGCCCTCCTCATCTTCGACTCCGCCTCCCGCGGCGTCATCAACTGAGTTAACATAACTCAGCCTAACCCTCACTTTTGTAAACTCTCACCTATGAAGAAAGACACCAAACTCCCGACCGAGTATCGCATTATCGCCGACTCGTCATACATCGTATTACCCGATCAGAAGGTCGCCCGCCTCCTGACCCCGACCGTCCGCAATGGCGTGACGTACTACAACCTCTTCGTCCCCGACTACACCCGGATGTCCCTGGCTGACATCGAGGCCACCATCAAGGCCGGTGAAGTCACCAAGTCCACCGAAGCCAAATAATCTCCCACCATGAGCACCACGCCCAAATCCCCCACCTCTGACCTAGTCGCCGCTCTCGCTGAGCTCGACAATGTCAAAGCCAACAAAGTAAACCCCGGCTTCAAGAACCGCTACGTCTCCCTCGACGCGCTGCTTGACGCCATCAAGCCCGTGCTCCTGAAGCACAACCTGGCTCTGATCCAGACGCTCGTCAGCGAGGAAGGTAAGGTCGGCATCAACACCGCCTTCCTCCACGCCTCCGGTGAGCGCTTCGACTTCGGTCGCCTGATGGTCAAGGCCGAGGGTCTGGACGCCCAGAAGATTGGCGGCGCCATCACCTACATCCGCCGGCAATCCATACAAACCGCCTGCTCCATTAGTGTCGATTTAGACGACGACGGTGCCGTGGCGGCCTCTGGCTTCCGTTCTGCGGCCTCTTCCGCCCCCGCCCCTACCCTTGGCTCCCGCCCCCTCACAAAATGAGCCACGACCCCATCGAAGCCGCCTTCAAGTCCCTGCATCAGGGCAACCTCCTCGCCGCCGAGAAGGCCAAGCTGCAGAACGTCACCTACGCTGGCAACGAACTCGCCCGCGTCATGGAGGACATCCTCGGCTCCGATCAGATTACCTGCGCCATTTCCCGGGCAGTCATGACCTCAACGGTCGCCAAGTGGAAGCAGGTTAAGACAAGCGAATGAGCACGACCCCCGCTGGCATCGAACGAATCGCCCGCACCGTCAAAGGCCAGTACGCCCTGCTCCTGCTCCTCGATGGTTATCCCTACGTCGAGATGACCGCCCGCAAACATGCCGACTACCTCTCCGACCTTGGCCTCTGGAAGCGCAAGACGCACCCGTCACTTGCCCGGTCACAGGTTCGCTTTTTCACGCTTGCCCCTAACGGAGAGATAAAGGAACTTACTTTCAACCGATGACCAACCGCGACAACATCAAGCGCCTCGTGGAAAATATCACGGGCTCGTTAGCCACCGTTCAGCACATCGCCGGACGTTATGAACAGCACGACGCCGACATCATCACGCTGTCGGATTTGAACCGCTCGGCCATCACTGAGCTACAGGTCTTCACCGATCACATCGAGACGGCTGACGAAGCCGCCCAGGTAAAGCCGCTGCACGACCGCGTGCACGTCCTCGTCGTGCAACTCCGCGTCCTCCGCAATACGCTCGAGGCGATGGAGAACGCTGCCGACGCCGCTCTGGAAGATGTGCGACGCATCTCTGCCAGCGTCGAGGACTCAAGCCCCGAAGACGACGCCCTCTAATTTCCACCAACCCAATAACACCACACCACAATGCGTATCCCACCCGAACCTATCACCCACCGCGTCCTCTATGACGGCATCCAGGCGCTGAACTACTCCGGCTCCAAAGAGCTGCTGAAGTCCCCGGCCCACTACCAAGCCTACCTTAACCAGGAGCGCGAGGAGACCAAGGCCCTGCGTATGGGCTCGCTCATCCACTGCGCCGTGCTCCAGCCTGAACTGCTGAACGAGAAGTTCGTCACGGCCCCCGAGTGCGACCGCCGCACTAAGGACGGCAAGGCCACCTACGAAGCCTTCCAAGCCTCCCTCAAGCCCGGCATGACGGTCGTCAGCGCCGAAGAGTCCTGCGAGTGCCACATCATCGCGTCTGCCGCCAAGCACGCCCTCGAGCGTATGGGCGTTGAGTTTGAAATGACCGAGTTCATGTTCACCACGGATCACTGCGGAGTGCAGCTGAAGTGCGCCATCGACGGCGTGGGCACCGACGGCTACCTCTACGACCTGAAGACCACCGAGGACGCGTCCCCTGCTGGCATCCTCAAGTCCATCCGGGCTTACCGCTACAACCTCCAAGCCTACTTCTACCGCCTGTGCTTCGAGACCGCCTTTGAGCGCCGCGTGCTTGGCTTCCGCTTCCTCTTCGTCGAGAAGGCCCCGCCCTACGCCACGGCATGGGTCGAGATTGGCCCTGAGCTGATGTCCTACGCCTGCTCCGACTTTGAGAAGGCGCTGCAAGCCTACCGCGAGTGCACGACCCTCGGCGAGTGGCCGGCCTACGGTGACGAAGTCCAGGTCATCGACATCAAGGGGCCGTCCGCCTCGACCGCCATCACCTTTGCCTAATACCAACATGACCACCGAAAACAACGACCGCCCCCCGCTCACGTCCATCTCCACCAACGGCACCTACCGCCTGAAGCTCATCAAGCCCAAGTTCGAGAAGGTCAAGGTCTGGGAGGATGGCACCTGCTCCGCCCGCCTCTTCTTCGTCGACGACAAGGGCTTCTGCCTGTCGAAGAACTTCTCGACCAAGTACGGCAAGGCCCTCGCCATGCTCGTCGGCAAGTACTCCGGCAAGTTCACCGAGGAGATCAGGCTGGATGCTACCGCGGCAGAGTACCTGCAATATTTAGAGCCTGCCTGCGGCCAGACCATCCTGGTCGGCGTGGAGGTCGAGGCCAATGGCGAGTACAACGGTCGCCCCCAGTACAAGTACAAGATGACTTACCCCAAGGGCTCCCAGAAGCCGACCGTGCCCGACGCCCTCCCTCCCGAAGGCGTTAACTTCTAAAACCGCCGTGACCTCTGCACCCGCCCCGATGGCCGCCCCTACTCTCGTCCTGATCAGTGGGTTCGCCCGGGCAGGGAAGGACACGCTGGCCTCGGGCCTGCTCGAGTGGTCGACCCGCCCTGCCGAGCACATTAACTTTGCCGACGCGCTGAAGGAAGCCGGTAACCACTTCATGGATTACCTCGGGCTCGACGGCAACTTCATGGCCGAGGACTTCAAGTGCGAAAACCGTGACGCTTTGGTTGCCTTTGGTCGCTTCGCACGGCGCCTCGACAAGGACGTCTTCGCCCGCCACTTCGCTAACTGGTGCCCGGTGATGAAGCACCACGATCAGGTTAGCCCCGAGACCGTGGTCTGCTCCGACTGGCGCTACATCAATGAGCTACGGGTCTGTCAGGACATCCTCTGGGAGAAGGGCTGGAAGGTCCGCACCGTGTACGTCTCGACCGCCGGCATCGGCCCCGCGAACGACGAGGAGCTAGACAGCATCGCCGAGATACGCGCCTCGCACTCCTTTGACCAGGAGTACATCTTTAAGCCGAACGCCCGTCAGCAAATTATGTCCGAAGGACGCATCCTCGCAAAGTCATGGAGGCTCTAACCCTCGAGACGGTGGCATGGGCCCGCAAGGTCGGCCTGTCCCCTGATCGCGTCGCCTTCCTGCTGGCCTGCCCGAAGTACACGGTCAGCAAAGGCCACCGCAAGTCGGACCGCGTCATCACTGACAACCCGAACCACCACCTGCAACGCCTGGGCGACTGCTACTGGTTTCGCCTGCGTCGTCGCGGCACTGACATCGTCGAAAACATCGGCCACGACCTCGAGACCGCCCGCAAGCGCCGTGACGAGATGCTTGCGGCCTTCGACTCCGGCCAGCCCATCCCTCACCTTAACCGCAAATGAGCATCATCCGCTGGATAGCCGCCGGGGACAATCACGGGCATCACGTCTGCAAAGAGACTGAAGAAGCCCTAGCCGTTCACATCGGACGCTGGAAACCGACGCTACGCATAGCCCTCGGAGACTGCTTCGATTTCGGGGCTTGGCGTAAAGGCGCCTCTACCGAAGACCAGGAGGAAGGCATCGAGGCCGACCTCAAGGCCGGCAATCACTTCATCCGCAAGGTGCTTAAGCCGACCATCTTCATGCAGGGCAATCACGACATCCGCGCAGAGGAACAGATGCTCTCCCGCAACGGTGACCGGGCAGACAACGCCCGCCGCGCCGTGCAGTCTTACACTGACTCGCTCCAGGCTATCGACTGCCGCGAGATCCACCGCTACTCGGTCAAGGGCAAGAGCTCGAAGGACGTCAACCGATTCCGCGTTGGCAAACTCACCGGCACGCACGGCTTTAAGTCTGGGGTCTCAGCTACCCGCGAGACAGCACGCACCCTAGGCCGCCCAGGGGATGTCGTCATTCACGGACACACGCACGACTTCGCACTCTGCACGATTGAGCACCTTGAGGCCAACATTGTCGGCGTCTCGGGGATGTGCCTAATGGACATCAATAAGGCCGATTATGCGCTGCGCCGCCTAGCCACGACCAAGTGGTGCAACGGCTGGCTTTTTGGAGTAATCGACGAGAAGAGCGGCGACTGCAAGGTCTGGACGGCTCACCGCTTTCAGGGAAAGTTTATCTGCTCGACCGCTTACGACTTAATCTGATGCGCGTCGCTGACTTCATCAAGGCCGTCGTCAAAGCAAAGCCTAAGCACGTCGAGCGTGCAAAACCCGCCGACCTCGCCGGCTGGATCAGAACCAAAGACCTGCTGCCCCTTATCGGCGTAACGACCTTAGCCGGCATTCGCACGCCCCTTGAACGCATCACCAAGGCTGGCTTCGCGGAGATGAAGCGCATCACGAAGACCAACCTAGCCTACCGCCTGTCGAAGAAGTTTAAGACCTGGGACGCAGCGCACACGGCCGCCATCGAGCTCGAGCGCTTTAAGGCTCCCGCCGGCTGGGTCACGCTCACGCAGTACGCCCGCAAGCAGCGCCGCACTGTTCGCGGCATCCAGTACCGCGTCGACGGCATGGACATCCCGACACGCGTCTACAAGACGCCCCGCCCTGTCCCGCACTACCGACGCACCGACCTCGACCGTCTCTTACGCAAAGCACCTTGACCTTGGGCACCCACGCCCACAAACCCCAACCCCTTCTTCCATGACTCCTCCGAACAACGTGCCGGCGGAACGCCACCTCCTCGGCGTCCTTCTCCGTGATGCGCTCCCTCTCCCTAGTGATCTCAAGCCCTCCGACTTCTTCGAGCCTGTCCACCAAGACATCTACGCGGCGGCATTGTCCCTGGCTGTCGACGGTGTCCCTGCCGACGAACTCACCGTCAGCCAACGCTTACGCGAGGCCCGCTCCCTTGTGGACGCTGCCACCGTCTCACTTCTGGTCAGCGATGCCGGTGCGTCGACATATCGCCCCGAGCACGTCGACCTCATCACCGACGCCGCCCTCCTCCGTGAGGCATCTAACGCGGCACACAACGCCACCGACCCGGATACACTGCTCGACCACTATGCTCGTCTGGCAGATAAGCGCAAGGGCTCGAAGACCAAAGCCTCCCACGGCCCGCAGCGCATGGACTTCGACTACCTCCTCACCGCTGACCGTAAGAACGACCCGAACAACATCCTCGGGAACCGCTGGCTCTGTAAGGGTGGGTCGCTCCTGATCGTCGGGCAGTCGGGCACTGGCAAGTCTTCGCTGATGATGCAGGCCGCCGTGCATTGGGCGCTAGGCCGTGACTTCTTCGGCATCAAGCCAGTCAAGCCCCTGCGCTCAATCATCCTGCAAGCGGAGAACGACGCCCTCGACTGTGGCGAGTCCCTGCAAGATGTAGTGGCAGGTGCCTACCTTGACTCAGCCGAGATCGCGCAGCTGAGAGACCACCTAGCCATCTACCGAGACACCGTCAGCACCGGCACGACCTTCACCGCGGCCCTCAAGGCCCTCATCATCGAGCACCGCGCCGACATCGTCTTCGTCGACCCCTTGCTCTCCTTTGCCGGCATCGACGTCTCTGACCAGGAGCAGGCGTCCAAGTTCCTACGCCATGACCTCGCCCCGATCCTCCTCGAGACAGGCGCCGTGCTCGTAGCCATGCACCATACCGGCAAACCTAAGACCTCTGCCGACAAGGAAGGCCACACTGTCGCCGACTTAGCCTATGCGGGCCTCGGCTCCTCTGAGTTTACTAACTACTTCCGCGAGGTCGCCGTGCTCTTCCGCTGCCAAGGCGAGGAGCCCATCTACAAGTTCGGCCTGACCAAGCGCCGTGGCCGTGCCGGCCTGAAGGACGCCGCCGACCAGTTTAAGTCCGAGATTTACATCCGCCACGCCGCCCAGAAGGGGGTCATCCGCTGGGAATACAGCCAGCCCCCCTCCCAGGGTGCCA